GGGCCGGTGTTGGAGATCGTCACGAACGACGACTGGGTCTGGTACACCCGTCCGTCGGCGGTCACGTCCGCCCGGATCGTGTGCGACCCGCCCGCCACCGCCGACGTGTCCCACGGATTGGCGGCCCAGTTTGGGTCAGCACCGCCAACCGTTCCCTGGAGATCCCACGGCGGGTTCGCTTCCGTTCGCACCAAAATGCCGTCCAGATAGAACGACACGCCCGTGATGCCGGTCGTGTCCGGCACGAACACGTAGCGGGTGCCGGTCAGCGTCTGGCCGTCCAGCCACACCGGCGACGAGCGATCCGCGGAGCTCGACACTTGCAGACGCAGGTCGGGCCTTGGCTTGAACCTCGAGATGCCGGACAGACGCGCGACCGGCGTGATGTAGTCACGGCGCGGCATCGGCGGCTACTCGAAGCGGAAGTACGAAACCTGGATGGCCGCCGAGCCTGTGATGCCCAGGAACTTCAGGGCCGACAGGTTGTCCACGAACGTGAGCGAGTCGCCGGCCGCCAGAAAGTGCCCGTTCGCGCCGGTGGGTGTGGTGCCGTCGAAGGTGAACCGGACACCGGTGGCGGCACCGCCGGTGTCCACCGAGATCCACGCGTGCGTGGCGCCCGACGGAACCGTCAGCGTGGTGGGCGACCCGGTGCCGCACGACAGCGGATGCTGCGACCCGGCGACCACCGTGGCGATCGCGGGGCCAACGTCCACCTGCTGCCAGTGCGACGACCCGGTGTCACGGGTCGCGATCGTCGTGGTGTTCGGCAGCGCCCCGGTGCCACTGTCGACCGTGGTGATGTTGTCAGCCAAAGCTCGTCCCTCCTACGGGATCCGGATGGGGGCGCCCACGGCACGGTGAACGTCCACGATGTCGATGAGCGCACGGCCGAACGCGGTCAGCATGTCGGGCCGCGCGCCGCCGGCCGCGTACCCCTCGAGCCGTGCGAGCTCGCCGGGGTTGTGCCGCTTCCATGTCTTGTAGATGGTGGCGGCCGCCAGGTCGTCCCAGAACCGTTCGAGCGCCACCCGTGTCGGGCTGGCCGGGTTGGCGGTGGCGGTGCCCAGGCCCGCCCAGATCAGCGCGCTCACTTGAAGAACACGTTGACGCCAACGTCGTTGGCGGACGGTGCCCCGGTGTCCGAGTCGAGCACCCCGGTGGTGGCCGCCACGGTGATCGCCGTCGAGAACGGGATGCCGTGCGGGAACGACACGTGGCCGGCGCTCGACGCCGGCGCCATCATCGTCAGGTACGGGCTGGTGGTGCCGACCGTCGTGTTCGCGGTCGTCGCGTTGTACCACTTGATCCACCGGGCGCTCGTCGCGTTGTTCCAGAAGTAGTAGCCGTACACCTGTCCGGCGGACGCCTTCACTTCCTCTTCGGTTTCGTCCAGGTCGACCGACCTGAACGGGGTGGTGTACCCACCCGATGTTTCGGGACGGTTGACGACAGCCAGCCCGTCGCTGGTGGCGGGCACCAGCGTGGCCGACCCGTCTGTCGAGATCGCCAGCTTGTTCAGCTGGACATGCCCGGACGCCGTGTCGTCGGTTGCGATCGTGGTGCCGCTTCCGGCGGTGACCGCTACGCCATCAGCCATGCGTTGCTCCTTGTGTTATGCGAGCCCGCCGAGCGCCGAGCCGTTGCGACGGCCGATCTGGATGAGCTCGCGCCGTATCACCTGGGCCACCTCCTGGGGTGACCCGAGATAGTTCGGCAGGTTGACGGTGATAGTGGTGGCACCACCGGTGCCGCCGTAGGCGGCGGGCGCGGACAGGTTCGGCACGATCGTGCCGTTCATGCCGGGAACGAACAGCTCGGGGCCGCGTTCGCCCACCACATATGCCTGGCCCATGCGAACGGGGCCGCCCATCGCGCGCTTGCCCGCCTTGGTGTTCTTGTCGACCTCCACTTCGCCTTTGACCTGGAGGGCTTTGGCCATAGCGCGGGCGAGCGCCTCGGCGGCGGACACCACGCCGCTGGTGGCGTCCTCGAGGCCGAGCCGGATGGCGTCAGCCAGCTCGAACCCGCGCTTGCGGAACGACGGAACCTTCTTCTGCAGCAGCGCAAGGATCTGTTTCTGGGTGAGGTCGTGGCGGCCAAGCAGTTTGACGGCCGCGGCGTCGAGCTTCTCGAGCTCTTTCTCGAGCCGGACGCGTTTGGTGGCACGCTCCTCCTCGTAGGCGGCGCGTTCTTTCTCTGCTTTCTTCTCGAGGTAGTAGCGTTGCTTCGCGACGCGCGCTTCGCCGAGCCGTTCCTCGGCGTCCTCGACGGCCCGTTTGGCGTCCTCGATCGCCAGCTGCTGCTGTGCCGGGTCGCCGTCGGGCGACAAGGTGGGCGCGGCCTGCGCGGCCGCCAGGGCTGCTTGTGCCTGCCGGACCGCATCTTGGGCGTCGGCGATGTCGCTGTTGAGGCGCTGCACGGCGGCCTTGGTGTCCATCTTCGCCAACAGCTTCTCGGTCGGTGACTGCCATTTGGCGGTCACGTCGTCGAACGCGGCGAGCGTGGCGGACGCCAGGCGGCTCATGGCTTCCACCACGGCCTGCTTGCGCGACTCGAGGCCGTCGATGATCCGGTCGGCCAGCTTCTGCGATTTCTCGGTGAGCTTCGGCATCTCGATCTCTATGCCGTTCAGCAGGCCGCGCACGATGTCCAGGCCCATGTCGTACATGACGACCGACGGCGACGAGATCCTGAGTCTCTTCCCGAGCCCGAGCGGGATGGCGTCGACGGCGCTGTTCCACCAGCTTTTGAGCTGGTTCCAGACGGCCACCATGCCGCCCCACAGTCCTTGCAGAACGTCGCGGCCTGCCTGGGTGAGCCACGTGTTGGCTCCCTGTGCCAGCGAACGGATCTTCTGGAACAGCTCCGTCACCTGGTTAATGGCGTACTGGACGCCGAGCACCTTGGCGGTGAACACGGCGAGCGTGGCGAGCTTGCCAAATATGCGGGAGACGACGGCGCCGAGCAGGCGGCCCGCCGCCTCAAGCCCGACACCGAAGAACCGGATGGACTGGATCGCCAGCCCGCGGAAAGCATCGCCGAGGCGCGGCGCCACACGCGAGAGAGCACTGGCGATGTCGTCCACGAACTTCCCGGCGATCTTTCCGGCGAACCCGGCCAGCTTTGCTCTGAACGCCACGATCGCGACGGACAACGCAAGATCCCAGTTTCGTGCCCAGAACGCGGGATCCATCAGGGTGACGAACGCCGTCGCGATGGCGGCCGCCAGGCCCGGCCCGACCTGGCGGCCGATGTCCTCCCACGGGATTTTCTTGGTGGCCCGGTTGATCACGTCCACCAGTGTCTTGGCGAGCTCACCGACGTTCGACACGCCGGCACGGATGCCGTCCCCGATCTTGCTGCCCAGTTCGGCCCAGTCGATCCCGTCGATGGCGCCTTTGATGCCGTTGTCCATCGTGCGCTGCATCGGGTTGCCGGACGCGCTGGTGTTGCCGCCGCCCCAGACGCGATCCATCGCCTGTCTGAACCCGGCGGCGAGCGCGCCGGCCACGGCGACCCAGTCGATGTTACGGATGCTCTTGATGAGCCCGGACAGCATGCGGCCCGCCATGTTGCCGAGCTCGCCGATCGCTGTCTTGAACGCGGCCCCGACACTGTCGGCGGCCTTCATCTTCTCGATGAACCCGTTGATCCATTTGAGCAGCCTGAGCGCCGGCGGCAGCAGCACCTTGCCGATGTCGGTGCCGAGATCGGAAACGGTGTTCTTCAGCCGTTTGATCTGGTTCGCCATCGACCCGGCCGTGCGGGTCGCGTCGCCCTGCGCCAGCGTCGTCTGCTCCATGATGAGCGCGGCGCGGGCCTGCACCTTGTTCTGCTCGGTAAGCTCTTTCTTGTTCTTGGCGAGCCCCATCTCCAGGGCTTTGGCTTCGACGGCTGCGGCGTTGAGCAGCACACCGAACCGTCGCAGCGGCTCGGACTCGCCGACCAGGCCCGAACGGATCGCCAGCAGCGCGTCCTCGACCGGCACGTTGTTGAACGACCCGAGGTCGGTGGCGAGCTTCACGAACTGTTCGCTCATGTCGGCGGCGGCCAGCTTGTTCGCCGTGAGCGGCTCGAGCAGCGCCCCCATGTCTGCGACCTGTTCGCGCAGCTCGTAGCGGGACGCCCCGGTCGCGGCCGAGAACGCGTCTATGTTCTTGGTGAGCGCCGGCAGCGCCTTGCCGAACACCACCTCCATCTTTGACTGAACCTCGGCGGCGTCGGACGCCATGCCGATCATCTTCACGCCGGCGGCACCGGCGGCGGCACCGGCGATAGCGAACCCGGCGGCGGCAACCTTGCCGAACCGTCCGATGCCGGCACCGAATCTGCTGGCAGCCTTGTCGGCCTGTTTCAGCGCGCGTGACAGCGACGACGCGTCGCCGGTGATTACGACTTCGAGCTTACGGGCCAAGTTACCCTGCCGCCTTTTCGATGAACTTCATGGACGACACCCACTGTTCGATGGTCAGATGCTGCATGTCCTGCGGCCCCAAGTGCAGCCAGTGCGACAGCCCAGGGTTCCAGTACCAGGACGGGTCTAGCCCGAGGCCGGTTCCGGCTCTGGCTCGGAACGACCGGGCGAGCTTCCAGTGGTAGCGGCGGGCTCGGCCGCCACCGTAGGGTTTTCCTGCTCGTCGTCGTCGGGCGACACGAAGTCGACCTGGTCCATCGCGAGCTGCTCGACGAACCGTGCGACCCGGTCGCGCTTCCAGCCGGGGTTGGCCTGCCACACGGACACCGCGATCAGCCCGAGCATGACACGCGGGTCGTTCGCCCCCTCGTCCAGTAGCTCCGCGAAGTCCATCCATTGCAGCCCGGTGACTTCTGAGACGAGCACCGGGTCGCCGAGCCTGAATGCCTGCGGCACCGGGTACTCTCGGCCGTCGATCACGAACGCGGTTTCAGAAGCCATTACCGTCCGCCACCTTGTCCAGCATGTTCTCCACCCTTCGTTCGACCTCTTTGCGGTTGTCCCACAGGGCCGGCACCAGCGCGCGCCGCATTTGCAGCGACCCGTAGTCCGGCCGTTTCCCTGTCACGCGCTTGCGGGACTGCTCGGCGACGGCGACCAGGCCGGCGCGAACGCGCGGCCTGATCCCCATAGCCGAATACCCATCTGTTCCCGCGAACTTTCCGCGCGCGTCGAGCGCCACCACTTTCGCGGCTTCGCGCAGCTCTTTGCGCAGCCCCTTCGCGGCGTCCTTGTCGGACGCTTTCAGGGCACGCTCGAGCTGCCGGAGTCCCTCGACCCGGATGGCGCCGGAAGCCATCAGCCTACGTGGTGGCCCTGGTGATGCTGGAGCCTGCGGCCGGGCGAAACTCGACGCTCGTCATCGACGCCTCGCCCACCTTGCCGGACACCGGCTGGTAGCTGTAGATCGTGGCGGTCATCGTGTACGACGGGTTGACGCTCGACACGGAGCCGCTGTCGGGCTTCACGACAAGCGTCGCGCCGGTCGACGACCCGAGCAGCCCGTTGAGGGTCTGGTCAACCTTCGACGCGGCGAAGTCCTGGTAGAAGTTGACGGTGACCTTGTCGTCGCGCAAACCGGGCGCGTACGACTTCGCCGTGGCACCCATAGCGGTGATCTCCACGTCGTCATAGGCGAAGTCGATCTCGACGCTCTCGACGTGGTCGGACAGATCAACCGAGTTGAACGTGACCGACGCGTTCGTGAGCACAGTGATAGCCATGCTTTACTCCTGCGGGTTGTGGATGGGGTGTTGCTGTCACGCGTAGACGGTGACAGTCCATTCGGCACCGAGGACGACGCGGCCGTCGCCGGTCGCCCCGTAGAGCCGGTAGCCGGTGCAGTCGACGACGCGTGCGTCCTGCACGACGTTGCCGAGCGTCCGGTCGCTCTCGACGAGCGTCTTGATGCTTGACGTGCCGGTTTTCGCGAGCAGCGCGTCCAGCCGTTTCTGCGCACCGATGTCGGTGGTGAACCCGACGTACGCCTGGATCTTCAGCTGCCACGTGTCGAGCCCACGGGCCATCGCGGCGTCATAGGTGATCTCGTCGGGAAACACGTGGATGGCCGGCGGTGTCGGGTTCGACAGCATGTAGCCGGACACCTGGAAGCCGGGCAGCGCGAGCGCGTCGGCGAGCGCCTGCCGGATGTCGGCGAGCTCGGCCATCAGTCGAGCCGCACGTAAGGGGCCAGCAGGAACGACACGTCGGGGTCGACGCGCGAGATGCGCAGCGCGGCCGACGGGTCGATGCCGAGCGCCACGATCCCGAACGGTGCCTCCCGTGTGCGGCGCAACAGCTTCGACGCGAGAATGGTGGTGGCCTCGGTCACCTCGGCCGGCACGGCGGGCCACCCGAACTTGCCGGTCACCTTGACCGACCGGGGTGTTGCAGGGTAGAAGCCTGCGCCCGACCGGGGGTTGATGCGCAGCAGCGTGTACGGGCGGCTGTCGGCCGCCGCGTTCAACGGTTCGGGCAGATAGTCGGTGTTGACGGTCAGGGTG